ATCTCTTCACCCAACGCATCATCTCTGACTTGTAGTTTGAAGAAGCTGGTTTGTGGAGGTAGCAAGGCCAGCATCAACTTAGATGCTAGTGTCACCACTGCCTTTGCTCCTAGACTTTGCCACGGTGTTTTCAGTGGCCTGTGTGTTGTGTTTTCGTTGTCTCTGACAATAAGATATGGGAGTGTCAGCTGAGCACACTGATAAGCAATGTCCAGGAACTGTTGACGTTCACTTGTCAGTTGGTTGTATCGTTGTGCTGCACTCATATGTTTAGTCCTTGATCTGATCCGCTAAGTCCACTCTTAAGTGATCCTGAATTTACACGGCCACGACCAGAGGATGTAGAGGTTCTAGCAGAACCAATCCGTAGGTCAGGCTTAGCACCAGGCTGTTGCAACGGCTTAGGAGCCGCAGCAGGAGCCGGTGGTGGTGCAGGAGCAGGAGGAGCAGGAGGTAGCGGCTTGGGTTTAGGTGGCCTAGGAGCCGATCCGCCAAAGCACATTAGTCTTGTTCCATTTGTTGAATGATCCACTCCACAACATGACGCTGGCCAGCCTTATACATGATGGTGGCCAGGTCTTGCTGAGGTGTAGGGTTGACGGGTGGAAATGTTTCGTTCAAGTTATTGATAATCTGCTGTGACTGGAGTCCTCTTAACTCCAGCATGTTCATCGAGATAGGTTCAGGCATACTGTGGGAGGTTTACATTAGAATGCTCAAAGAATGCTGGCATCCTTGCACTCTGGGTGAAAGAAAGTTGTGGAGCTTTGCCTTGATACATAAGCCGATCACTAGAATCCGTCCAAAATTTTTTGTCTAATTTTTCAACGCCTTTTAGCGTATCAAAGATCCAACTAGCAGTAGCTTTCCTTAGTTTATCAAGGCTAGGAGAGGCACTAAGGCCCAACTCAGCGCACACAAGACTATTGGTAGCAACGTGAATCTGTTCATCTCTAGAAATATCAGCAGAGGTTGTCCTCATACCATCGTTTCCGAAGGCTCTGAAGAACGGGAGGATAGTAAAGAAGATACTTCGCTCAAGTACCATCGCTTTGACAATGGGATGGTCTGGATGGTTGATCCAAGCTTCTGAGAGACGCTGTGCTTCTTTTGTTGTTTTTGCATCCACCGAATATGAATCGGCGACGAATTGTAGTGCTGTGTCATGGTTCTCCTCATCGGTAATGTTCATAAGGAGGATCTCTCTGGCGTGCTCTGGAATCTCTTTGGAGGTAGCTTCTTTGATGAAGTCACCAACAGGGATCTCCAGGCAACGCAATGCAAGGCACCGGCTGATGGTGTCCTCTGTACCTTCAGCCACGGGACCACCTGTTACAGCAACAGGTGTCCACTTACGTTTACGTGAAATAAGTTTGTCATAGGGTGTCATGATGCGTGCTCAATATTCAAGTGGGACATAACTTCATTGATGTTATCTGGTGTAATGTCACCATCAGTGATTTCATTCAATTGTGCTTGCAGTTCCGCTACCTGAGTAGTGGATGCAGCCAGTGCTGTCTGAAGTTGAGCACGTTCAGTCGCTAGCGTTTGGAGCTGTGCTTTGAGGTCATGAATCTCCTGAATAAGATCAGAAGAGTTCTCACCCATAGCAGCAGCCCTAATAGCCTCAGCAATATTTCCAAGCTGAACAACCTGCTCGGCCATCAGCTTTTGTTCTCTAGTTAATGGAGTAACAGTCATTCTTTACAATCACATTCTGGTTCATTAAGGATATTAGACAGGTAGTCATCAATGTCCACATCCTTAAGAGCAGCATATGCATCACTCTTATCCTGGACATCACCCATAACCTGCAAGCTGTAGTATAGCGAGGTTTGCGGTGACTTCAACCACTCTTCAATAAAGGATTCATCCATGACAGCCAAATCCGACCACCAGTTGTATGAATAACCATGAAGAAGACCTGTGCGTGAGTATAGCGTCATAATGCCATCGGCAACACGTTTGTAGTTTTCCCATCCAACTTCGGATGCAATCTCTACATCTCCATACTCATAAGTTTCGACACCAAAGGTGCCGGAGTCTCGGTCAACTGATCGAGCAATGGGTGGTGCAATTTCTGGCGTACATGTGTAGCCATCAAGGTCTCGTGAGCGGTAGCTACAAGACGCTGTAGGAGCGATTGCAAACGCTCTGACCATACCATTACGCAAGGCAATGGCAGTGGCCTCCTGGAGCCCTTCGTTGAGCTTTTTGACTAGTGTGAATGCGACTGTTGCGCGTTCAACTCCAGCATTGAATTGATCGAGAGCACGTCCGAACTGCTCATAGGTGACGCTGTAACGGCGCAAGAGGTTGGCAAGTCCAAGTAATCCAAGACCGACCTGTTTATCAACATCGGCGGAGAGGTACTCTCCAGTCTCTCCAACACCTGTGTTCCGATGTAGTTCGCACAACTCTTGCATACCTTGAACGAAAGCATTTGGGATAGTTTCGTGGGTACATTGTCCAAGATTAACATGTTGAAGGAGACAGGTTCCTCGTGATGGCAGGTAAACTTCCAGACATACGTTGCCTCTGATTCGTTTGGTTCCATGGTACTTAACTTTGTTGAGCCAGACATCACCAGCTTTGATTGATTGGATTAGTTCTTCACGTTGCTTGGTAGGCATTTCATCCCACCACTCTTGAGTGATGTTTACACATCGCTTGACCCATGGTAGCTCATTACGTGGTGTAGTGACAAACTCAGACAGGTCAGGATGATTAGCATCTAGGTGGAGGACGATTGCTCCGTTCTTGTACTTGCCTCCTCGCCGGAGAGTTTCGTTAAGGCTTGAATAGATGCGTCCAAATGATACAGGGCCACTCGCGACAACGCCTGACTCTCTCTCGTACCCGTGTGGATCGAGTTTTGATAGATGGATCGCACATCCTGCGCCATTTCGTAAAGCGTGACTAGCAAATCGCCATGAAGCTTCGATTCCATTGGGACCTTCCATTTCGTTTTCAACTACAAATACCGTGCACGACACGGGAAGACGACCTTTAGGGTCATCCATCCAGGATTGAACCCGGCCAGTTCTAGAAATTAGTTCGCTCATTTAATCAGATCATCAAGGTAAGGTGGTTCATAGTTTGGTCCTTTCAAGACCTTGCCATCACTGCGGCGGATAGGCTTACCATCAAGTCCAAGCTTTGACATGTTGGACTTATGTACACGGAACAATGCTTCTTCTAAATCCCAGTCCTGGTTAGCAGCATATTGAAAGCAGACATAAACTAGATCTGCTAGCTCCTTCAAGACATTAGCATCAGGTTCCTTGCGGTGTGCTCTGCTGAATTCTTCAAACTCTTCAGCGATCAAATTTCTCTGCGTCTCCCGATGTGTCGGCGAAGACACTACTCCGTATGCCGATCGGAATTGCTCCGCTTGATCGCTCAGACTCATCTCCCTGCAGTGCGTGTTGTAGTTCATTCTCAAGATAGTAGATAGCTTTTTTGAGGTCCTCAATCTCTGTCTGAGGACTTTTGAAACCGGCTCTGCAAATATACTTAATAGCATTGCCTCTAAAATAATTAAGTCCTTGGTCACGAATGAAGTCCCAGACCTCAATGTATCCTCGGGTGTAATGGGATGGGTGATTTACCATTGTTTAACTAGGTTGGCGACGTTGTTCTGTAAGATAAAAATGTATCGTTGCTGCTCAATGAATAACTTCTCCAAGTCTTCCCTTGGCATGTCTTCAAGAGCGGCTTCGATTCTACGAAGCAGGAACTCCTGCTCCATCTTGATCTCCATCAATGGCATTGGTGGGATCGAATAATTTTGGTGCTCCATCGTAATCATCTTTGGTAAGGATCTTTGCTAGCCGTGCATTCTTTAGTGCGTCCTCTTCTGTCAGCCCTTTTTTCTCAAATGCTGCGACAACATTGGACCAAACATACCCTGATTCGTCCAAAAATTTTTTGCTAGTTTTTACACCGTACCCTGGAGCACCTGAGTAACCATCAGTGCTATCACCAGATAATGTCTGGATCAAGAACCACTGCCAACCTTCTTCAGGTGTAATAGTGATTGTTTCTTCTAGGTTATACAAAGTACCAGGTATTTGCCGCATATCCTTGTCTGGTGATACCATCACGCAGTTGTCATTACTGGTGGCATAAATACCTATGGCATCATCAGCCTCAAGTGTAGGCATTCTGATTAGCTCGTACTCTTCTGCTAGTTTGTTGATGACTCGCTTGTAGCCACAAGGCTTCTTACGATTTCGGTGACCTTTATAGCTTGGATCAACTGACTTACGAAAGTTAACTGAGTCACTGAAGAACAAGATAAGATCAGAATCAAAGAATTCAGCTTGAATCTTATTAAGCTCTCGGACACTATTTCCATATGCCTCCTTGAATGAACTACCGACAAAGATCACATCATCACCATAGTCAACGTCATATTCAGCAGAGGCGCAGCTCTTGTACACAATGTAATCTGCATCGATAAGTAGCTTCATCCCTGACCTCTACTCATCTTGCGATCACCTTTCGGTTTACTCAATCTGCCTTGACCTTGACGTGTGGTCTTCTTTGTGGATTTGATATCCTTTTTATTTTTGGTGTAAAGCATTAGTGGGTTTCACTCCAGTTGTTTCCTTGGGTTGCTTCGGCGTCGATTTCGACTCGGAGTCTGTAGTACTCGCCAGCTTCTTTAGCGCTAAGTACCAAGGATGTACATAAATCTTGTGCATGTGTAGGATCTACTTCAAACTGCAATTCATCGTGGACGAATGCTAGTTGAGAGCAGCATAAGTTTAATTGTTTAATGTGTTCTTGGTTGATAACCATCCATCTTTTAGCAACCACACCTGCACCACTTTGCAAAAGGTAGTTTAACGCTTTATGTGGTGAATCAACGTCAATTTTTCGACCATCGATAGATCGAACGTAGCCTTTCTCCGAAGCTTTCTTAATCGCTTCGAGTAGTTCAGCCAGTCCAGGAATCGCAGCCACAAAGGCAGCTCTGATCTCTTTTCCTTTCCTCTTGGCTGCCGTG